GTTTCCCAATCGTGGTTTATTTGACCAACTCCGGTCCTCGGAGCGTTTTCGTTTCGAGTAAACGGTATAGTTGGGTCAAGCAAAGTATCGAACCCAACTAAACAGATTTGGTTAGGCTCGTAGTAATGAGCAGCGATGAAAATCGCTGCAAGACCTGTCGAAACATTAGGGTGCTTTCCTCCAATCTCTCTGAACCTTGAATTCCAGTGATTGGAAAGACTTAAAGGGATCATGAAAGGAGCGCCCAAGTCTGCGATGACATTAAACGTCCTTACTCGGTCATAGTCGCCTTTCTTTGGGTATAACCAGTACATACCGCATTCCATGTAGTTGGCTAGACCGACTACCTCGGTAGACATACAGATTGAATCTGTACGATTTCCGTAATCTGGAGTTTCCAACAAAGGCTTGCAGTTCTTCAGTCTTACGACGACATCGAAACTGTCTATTTCTTTACCTTTGGCCTTCCCTATAGGTGAGGGTCCGTGACCTACAACGCAAATTTTCAAGTTAGTGTTTAGTTTCTGAAGCGAGTAGCCAGCTAATGACGTTAATGACAGGTTCTACGTCTTTCGTGACTTCAGGGTAATCACCTTTCACCCAAGCTAGGTATTTCCTTAGGTCGGACATCTCCTCGGCCAGTTCATCGACTTGGGTTATGGTGAGCGGTCCTTTAACCGCTGTCTGCATAGATTTCTCTATGACCTCTAAAGCGGGTCTTATCCTGACTCCCATATCCAAGTATTCGACTTGTAGGAACATCAAACGGCCTTTCAATTCATCTAGCGCGGCTAGCTCTGAACTCATTTATGTTCTCGTAGACTTTGACTGAACCGTAAACCAGATGAGGCCAGGACTCTAAATCTCCCAAGACTCGGCATTGGTTGTACCAAAGGGGAAACTTAACCTCTCCGTTCTTTGGTGGCTGGATAGCGTGTGTCTCGACACCGACAGAACCACAGACATGGACTAACGTCTGGGTAGAGGTAAAGACTTTACCCAGACAAGAAACGAACGCAAAGAGGTCTTCAAAAGAGTCGGTAAAGTCGAAAGGACACGGTAGAACGTCTTTAGGACACTCAGGGACGTTGATTTCAGGTTTTCTGTATTGAAGATCGAAGTAAACCGCGTCTTTTTCAACTAACAAATCCTCTGGTTTGATAAATCCGTGTCTTGAGTACCACCCTAACCCGATTTTCTTCTTACCTTCAAACTGAGAGAGCCAGTTTTTCCATTTTTCTACCCTTTTGGGGTCGGGTTTTAGGAAAGGCTTTCTCGGAAAGTGATTTTTGTCCCTTCTGTACCACTGAAACAAATCACCGGAGGCGATAACAGCGTCGCCTTCCGTGATTTCACTCAATATTCGTCGCTCGGAGGTAGAGATTCCGTAGCTTCTTTCTACGACAGAGTTTAACTGCTTGTACCCTACCCACTCGATTCCTTTACCAATCCTTACCATGAGGTCAGGTAAGGCGCTTAAGAAGAGTATTTCGTCTCCTAGACCCTGTTCTCCAAGGACTACGAGATGATTTACTGGTTTACCGTCCCATCTCTTAACGGGACACTTCTCACCATGAACCCCTCGGAAGGTCATGAACCAAGGACTTCTAAACTCCCAGCCGTCCCAGTCAGTAAAATCACCACTTTCCAGCCGCATGGTACAAAGATTCCACCGGTAGGACGGCTCGAAGGCATTAATGTCTACGATTCCGTCCCTGCGGAGAATCTTCTTGATCCTCTTTTTGATCTTCTCCTTCTCGAATCTCGGCCAGTCACACCGGTTTATAACCTGGCAGTGAAAGTCGTAACTACTTAGGTTCACGCCTTCCCTTCACTTCAATGAACTTCGAGAGAAGCTCGTTATAAGCGGACCTTAGAGACTCGACATTAACTGAGTCTGACCTTAGCTTGCCTAGCTCTGTGAGCAGTTCTGTTCTTTCTGACTGAAGCTCTCTCACCGCTGTTTCTAGAATCTTGTATTCCGCGTCAGAGGCCATTCTTTGAATTATTTCTTCCTAGGACGACCTGCACCGTGTCTTTTACCGCCGCGTGGCATGTTTGAATTTGTAGGCAGCGGTATGAAATTCGTTACCCATTGTCATGCCATGTTGAGGCGATTTTAGTCTGAAAAATTATGGGAGGGGAGGTCACCTACACTCCAACCCCAAAAGAGGGTCGTAGGCCCCTGCATTAACATTTTCCAGATTAATTCGGGATTTTTCTGGCCTGTCCCTGCGATATGACTGAACATGATCGACGCAGATGTCTACAAGTGGCATGTATTAACAATCCAGTGCGTAATGTAATCAACAGGTTGCATGCTGATTTAACATAATGGCGGTTACGTGCCTCTACATTACGCGAGTGATACAGCATTGATACTGCTTATGCTTCGTGTGTTGCGGAAAGATTCTGAGCGAGAGAGTGAGGGCGCGACACCACTTGTCTCGATCAGGCGAAGCTGCATGTCCTAATGCGAAAGCAATAACACAAGCTAAGTTATACGTGATTCGCTTGATCATACCTGCGCCACTTAACGGTCAAGGCTTTTCTATCCGTGTTCTTACCAGTTACTTCTTTGACGGTTTCATGGAGTCTGGAAACTCGAATTACACTCTCAAGCGGAGATGGCTTCTGTAACTCTCGAAATAAAGCTTTCATGTAAAAGCTGCTTAACGCTCGGCCTCGATCGTCTTGCTTCTGGCCTATCAAGGCTACGCCACGCTCAAAGTCTCTCACGGCTGATCCCCGGCAATGTTCTGCATGCTCCCTTGTCTGTACATCTTTACCCATTCATTGAACTGTGGGAATGGCATTCCATTGGTTTGAGCGTCCATGCTTTGCTTCTGCCATACGGGATAGAGCTTCTGGAGGCTTACGGGATCAAGTCCAAGTGTGTCTGTTACACCGGGCGACTGACGCATGGTTGTTCCGTAGTTCAATGGGTAGTCTCCGATACGTCTTCAGGTGTGTATTGTCTGGCAATAGCATTTGCTACATCGTCGCCGAGCTGGCCTCTAAGCTGCTCGATGAGCTGGTCTGGTCTTTTCTTTTCTTCCTTGGCGATGATCTCTTTAGCGGCTGGATGTCCGCCGCGATCCATAATGTCTTTGGCGGCCTTAAGCCTGATATCGTCGCTTTGGGCTTCTTTACAGAGTTTAACGATTACCGACCTTGCAAGGGCACAGTCACCTGTCATCTTCTCGGTGAGTCGTTCGTCTAGCTCTGCTCTTAGCTTCTTCTTTAACTGGCTACCAATAACCTGAGCGGAGTGTTCGGAATAGCCTGCTTGCTTCGCGGCTAGCGTCGCGTCTCCATGATCCGTGTAGAACTCGATGTACATGAGTTCCTTTTCGGTTGGCCCAAGCCTACGTCTCATCAGCAGCCTTTCTTTCCTTTACCGCTTTTGCCTTTCTTCTTCATCAGAATGATCTCTGGTATTGGAGGTAGTATTTGTTTAAATCGTTTTGACGGTCTGCGTTTAAGTTGAGCTGTCCACCAGCTAACGGCATGCCTGCTCTAAGTCCAATGTCTCCATTCTGTCTCATGGAGAGACCGTACTTGAGCTTCAGAGGGTCTATCATGCCTTCGAGGTTAATTCTTGAGTCGTTAGGACTCAGCATCAGGTCATATCCCATGTTTAAGGGCTCTATGTTTCCTGTTGCTCTTAAGCCTTTCTGATTGGCTTTAAACCTGACATTTCCCTGGTCGTAGACAATGCCATCATCCCATTGCCATTGAGGACCGAGACCTAGAGTTTCTCTTAGCTTTAGGTCTTCTGGCGATCCAAGTTCTGGGAGTTCCATAGTCCTCGAATAGGTCGCCCCACGGACCCATCGCTAGTTAACGAGGTTAGATTGTGATGGCGTTAGGGGCGGAAAAGAAAAGCCCCGGCGCAATGGCCAGGGCTTGGTATTCATTACCGGATATCTCGTCCAGTATGGTGAAAACTCTAGTCCCGTGGGTGTGTGATGTCAAGCGGTTTCCTTTACTTTTCGATGGATAGCCGACAAAGCTAAAGACTCCCACGCATCCGCTATCCCCTGCACTCTCCGGTACCGGTCAGACCATTGCTCTCTGAATGTCTCCCAAGGCATTTCAAGCATTCTCGATCTTGACCTGTCCGAGTGTGTGCTTTTCCCGCTACCTCTACAGGGTTTGCAGTTGGCTAACTTACCTTCCGGTGTTACTTCTTTCCCGCACCCTCCGCATTCGAGGCATATATTCGGGTTCAGGGTCTCGGCCAAGGCTAATCTCGCCATCCCCCGGTAAAGCTCTTTGCCTTCCATGCTCTTGGGGTATTTCCATTCCTCCCGTTTGGCTAGGCCCAGTATCGCTAGCCAAAAAAGACGTTCTAACTCAGGCGTCCAGTGTGACTGTCCAGCCCATTTTACACGAATCAGGTAACTCGCCCCGCCGTGCTTGATCGACCCCATTGCGTGCAATACATCCTCTTGGGTTATCCGCTGGTAGGAACTAGCCATTATCTCAAATGGGATAGCACGAGCGGTCACTAACGCCAGCAATGAAGCAGGGTTCATTTCTTCTCCTTGTGTACCTTGTCTATGTCCACGCCTGGGAAGGCTCCACGTGAATCCTCATGCGACCTTGATCCATGTTTTGGCCTTTTCAAGCACTGACAATCTCGATTTGAGTAAAACAATCTGTTCCTCAAGTTCTTTATGACGGAACCAAGGCTGTCTTTTAATCGCTTCCAGTTGATCGATGATTTCTGGACCGTAACGTCCAACCATATACCGCGTGTACCGAATGGTTGTCGTACCTGGATGTCGATGTTTTGCACCCGGCTGTCGATTACAACTACCGCACTGGGCATGAACGTTACGGGTGTCGTAACTGACAGGGTTTTGTTTTCCGCCGTGGCCGGCGTGGATGAAATGTCCAGCGTCGAACTCTTTCCACGGTCCGTAACGACCACATGAAACACAGGTACAGTTTCCATTACTGTCCGCCTCGTTTTGCCTGACCCATAGAGACATAAGTCTCCATGCGGTTTCAGCTAGATTCTTGAGTGACTTTGGTTTCTTCAACCGCAAGCTCCATTAAAATTTCATTCAATATCCGATTACACATCCCCGCATACCGTCTCGTATCGTTACCGTTTAACATCTTGGTTCTGCCGTTAACGTCTACGACGTAGCCTGTCTCCGCTATGATGTTGTATTGGGCGGCTTCGGATATGCGGGTGATTAGGTCGGAGTGGTTCATACGGTTACATGCGCCCAGTTAACGCCACGGCGGACTGCCTTGATTGCGCTTTTACAAACTCCAAGTTCCTTTGCTATCTTTGAGGCGGATAATTTGCTTGTCTTGATATATATGACTTTCTCTGTAGTCAGCTTGGCGTTACCGATGCGCTCGCCTTTCGCTTGCCTGTTCTTCTTTACCTTATCCCTCATGTTGTCCAGGTCGGTGCCTAGAAACAGGTGATTTGGATTTACGCAAAAACCAATGTCGCACCTATGGCAAACGCACATGTCTTTTGGGATTGGCCCATTGAAGTGCTCCCACACCGCCCTATGAACTGGCACAGAAGGTAACCCGCCGTGCTGGTGTATTCGTCCGTGGGTTGTTGCAGTTCCCATGAATATCCAGCAACCGCTCTCCGTAATCATCTCGACCTTGTCCATGATCCTCTCGAACACGGGTCGACGATCAACCTTGCGTAAATTTGGCTCAAGCGTCCCGTATATCCTTAACCTTGCCTGATGCATGGAACAGTGACGACCGCCGCCGTGTCGATTTTTGACGCAGTTTTCTGCATGGCATTTATTACCGTCCATTACTCAATGCCCACCTGTAAAGTTTGTTTCCGTGAGAATTAACCTTCCGCGATACATATTCACCTACCGCGCAAAACTCTTTCGTCTTGAATACGGCACCGAACGCGTTTGGATGTCTAGGTAGAATTCCGCGCTTCTCGCACTCTGCTCTTACCTCGTCCGCGTTTGTTTCTCCGTGCTGCCTGCATAGCATCCTTGCGATTGAACGAGCGGATTCGATGAACGTCTGATTATTCCCCGCAACCCTTGCGATACCTTCATCGCGGGCCTTCAAGGCGAGCATTAGTTGCGGGTCTGCGCTCATTTCTTGTTCGCACGCTTCCAGTCGTCTATCAATCTTTCTTCTTGCGTAGTACCGCGAACACGGCCCATGTTCTCGGTATACCCGCATCCGCACCACATGACGGAATCCCACTGCGGCGGATTGCTGTGGTAAATAACCGTTGGCGGTTTCTCTACCATCACACTTCCGCATCGTGGACAGTTCATTTCTTTGAACTCACAAAGTAATACGTACTAGCCCGCGCGCTCTGCATATGCCCTAGCTTTTCGGCGCACGCGTAATTGGAGAATGAAATAACCTGACCTTCTCCCCTCGATTGGGCTTCATATGCAGCACCGAGCATTTGGAACATGATTTCTTGTGCTCCGCTCTGTTTAATCCTCTTGATCTGTTCGGCGTGATCCTCTTTCGTTCTGAAGGGCTGGCACACGAGAGATTCGGGGAGCTTGGTAACGATGATGGTTTTAGTTGTGCCCATTGCTCTGCCTGTGAAAAGAACGGCAATCAGCAATAACACTCCAACGATCAAACCGAGCATGACGTGCGTTCTTTTGAAAGCCACAAGATTTATGTTCGGTTGCTCTACATGCTGATTGTGAACCGGGCAATCCGGTAAGCTTTCAGGAAATCCGGTAAACCGTTCAGGGCATATACATTTGCTCATCTCGTCCACCCGCTTTGTTCCGCAATCTTCTGCGCCACAGTATCAACTTCAATTTCACGATCCTTGGGGAGCGCCTTCAGCAACGGATTAGTGCTTAACATGGCCAAGCGATAAACCTCTGCCATTACTTCAGCGCTTCTTTCATCTGATTCAACCGATCCGCTCATGATTTCCACCCGCTTTGGTCGATGGTTATGCCTTGCTCTGCTGCGATGCGAATGCAGTGCTCGATGTAGAGGTTGAAATCCTGCACGCTCATTTTTTCCGGTTCCGTAGTTCTGCGATTCGGAATTTGCCGCTCCCGTCCATCCAGACCTCGCACAGTCTTCCATCCGAAGACAGCGCCCAAACACTCGTTGTGCATTTCGGCAGGCGTATAGCCAAGGTGTCCCGCAAGTGGCGCGATGACGCAGCCCCAATAAAAGTTATTCGCCTGCGTGCTGCGCTTTTTCTTCCACTCTTTGATTTCGATTTCATGCAAGTCACCGTCTCTGTGTTCCCATAGCCAAACCAATGCGTCCTTGGCACGCTTAAAGGCGTCATCACTTCCAAGGACTACGCGGGCTTCCACATCACCCTCCAACCGGCTTGTGTTGATAGAGCCAGTAATCAATTACGCCAAGCTTCTTCGGTACATGTCTTAAGGCTCTCTCCAATTTCCTTTCTTGTAGCTTGTCTTTGTGTTGGCAATCACGGTTACAGAATCTCTTTGCGTTCCAGTTGTTCTGGCGTTCGCCGTCTCGGTGGAATTTGGTTTTGCAGAATTCGCAGATTTTGAATTCACGCTTGCTCATGCGGTCCTCCAAACCCGCGCGCCCTTAACCCCGCTCTCCGTTACCGTCCTACATGTGAATTTCCATTCAGGTCTATTTCTTTTCGCCCAATCGTTCGCAGCGGAAAGTATGTTGCAGGCGATTCTTCCGGGGACGAAGATTGAATGACCTACATCCATTCCAGCCCACGGGTAATGTGTTGTGCGTTTCTCTGGAACGGGAATGTCAATAGCTATCTTGATTTCATTTGAGACGATTAGCTGCGGTTTCATTTCGATTCCTCGGCGATTTCTTGTTCAATATCCTTCACGGCGTTCTCATTACCGCCATAACCTTCACCGTCAGACTCTCTGGCAATCGATACTGCGCGCCTCATCCCCTCGATGTACATCCGCTTCGCATGCTCTCGACGTTTCTTGATATGTCCGTATTCAGGATCGGCGAGTAATTTGGCGTAGGAGGTTTGGAAGGTCATGTCGCACCCATCTTTACCGATTCAATATCAACAACAGGAATGTCCTTGTATATAAGGCCGACAATTTTCCTGTGATCGTTTACCTTGAAACTGAAACCTTCCATTGTTGGAGGGTTGCCGTTTGGATTTTTGTTGAGCCAAATCTGGCCGCGCTTCTCTGCGAATTCGTAGTCGTTCTTTTTCAAGAGAATGCGGGATTGTTTTTTGACGGAGAGGAGCTTGTCGATTTCTTTTGAAAGAAAATTGAGACGTTCGGCGTTTGTCATACTGACTCCTCGGTCCGGGTTCTGTGCTTAACGAATTCATCGGGCGACATTCCGCTCTTACGCTGGGCGGCGAGGTAGTCGCCCATGGATTCACCTGGGAGGAATGCGTTTCCCTTATAGCGAACGCGCTTTTCTTCCTTTGGCGGCGGAAGAACCGGATTCTCAGCCCGCGCATGCTCAAGGAGTTTTTCGTGCTGTAGCCTGTCGTGCTCTAGGTCTTCTGGAATCTTTAGCGTCCGAGCAATCGCATTAACCTGCGAAAGGTTCGGCGGGAACGTGTCGCCCGATGTTGAGTAGTGGTCGATGATCTTCTTCGCTCGATGAAACGACTTGAGCGCCATCGACTCTTTCCACAATTGCGGCATTTCAGGGCCGTTGATCTCGAACCAGCTCTTTCCGAAGACCTCACCCATGCGATACCACCATTTTCCGTAGTGGTCCTCTTTCCAGATGCAGCCGTATTGATTTGCAATGTGCTGTTGGATGGCTTGGTTCATTTCATTTTTGACTCAAGGTTGCGGCGGTAGTCGAGAACGGTTGGCTTTCTTCCTGGGGGTTCCTTTGGGAGAGACCAGTCTTGTTTCCACTTTTCTTTTGGGCCAAAGAACGTAGAAGCCTGCATTACGAACTCCGTGCCTATCTTTCCGGTGTGCTGACAAAAGATCAGGTAACGATCAATGGCGTCAGAAAGTTCTTTCTCCGAAAATCCTTCCTTGAGTCTTGCGTTCCAGCAACGCAGTGCGTCCTTCTTGACGTTGTTGCCAGCTCGCTTTGGATACCGCTTCCAGGAAGATTCGAAACCAATATGTAAATCTTCTGTGTCTGTTCTGTTCTGTATCTGTTCTGTATATGGTCCGTTTCCGGAACTGTTTCCTACTGTTTCATGTGACGTTTCAGAAACGTTTCGTGATTTGTTTTTATTCCTGTAGTTACGTACTCTTTGAGTTGAAACATCGCTGATGAATTGCCTCTTGTCCCATCCGTTCGGTTGCCAGTTTTCGTCTATCAACCCGACTTCAAGTAGGCGTCGCTTAACCTCACCAGCAGCCACAGGATCAAGCCCAAGGCCGCGTACCACGATGCGCTCACGGTGGGCATCCGATATCTCGCGATCAAGCGTACCGTTGCATTTAAGGCACAGCAGAACGGCATGGTGTCGTTGATCGTCGAAGGAAAGAGTTTGCACAACGGGATCGCTGGCCCATTCTGCATACATGCGGAACCACGGCATGCTCATTAATGTCCCATCCTCTTTAGTACGTTAGCGAACAGTACTGATTTCTAAATTCTGTAATAATCGAATATCGAGACTTATGTCTGTCTCTGGTAAGACCTACGGCGCGCTGGCCCAGTAGCATGGAATCTGTTTAACGTGTGATTCCCACTGGCTGCATAGCCCCTAGGACGGGCATCGCATGTCCATGCCTTCATTCCGCAGCTCGCTTTCGGCCTTACTCACTCACACCATCGAAGAATGCATGTTCTAAGTCACACACTCCTGGTGCTTACTGCTTGCGGACACCGCGCCTGTATGCTTGTGTCGTTTATAGGTCCAGTCCTGCGCCAAACGGCGAACTTACGGAGTATGTCCTTAACGCTCGCAGCCACAGGGAGGCGCGGGCCGCAAACTCTTTACCTCACTGCTTTACTGAGTAACTGGCATGAGCTGGAAGCCTTTCACTCCCTACGTTTTCGACGCAATGGTTTTCACCATCGACTTACACGCTATTCGCTCCATAACCTTTCACTTGTGGTGCTCCAAAGAATCCCAAGACCACACCACGCTTACGTGGCCGCACTTCTCGCACTCAAGAACGTGAACGTTCTTCGGCGTTTTGTCCTTGCTCGTCACGTAGTCGTGGCCGCTTACCCATGCGCCTACCGTCGCTGATCGGTAGATGAACTTCAAAATGCACATTGGGTGAATCATTTCGCTTCCAGTTGTTCGAGGCGTTTCACTTCTGTGCTTCCTTCACTAGCTGCATGATCTGTGGAAGTGCGGCCGACAATTCCAATATCGCCCTCTTACGTTTCGTCTCCGCGTCCTCCATGAACTTTTCGACCAGCCAGTAAATCGGGCGCATGTCGCTCGTGGCTTTAATCAGCTCGGGGAGTCTGTGCAGCGGGAAGTTAACGGGATCGCTCGGGTTGTCGTTCAGCTTTCTCGACAACTCCGATACCGACATGTCCATATCAGCGGCGATGGACTTAAACGCCCTACCGCATGAGTAGACGGACGCCTTCACTACGTCACGGAAATCGGGGAACTGATCCACCAATCCTGGCTGTAGTTGCAGCTCTACCTGTAATGACCTGGAAGCTTGTTTCATGTCGTTTCAGGTCCGAAAAGAGGTAAAAAAATAGACCGGCGGCAAAATCACACCGGTCACAAAGTCCGCTTCCATCAAGGGAGGAGAGATGGGGCGGGTCGGGAGGAAATGGGTCATGCGCGAAACACATCCGGTCGGAGCTGTTCCTTGGTTACAAGGCGGTTCGTTTTGCGCTCCGCTTCCACGGCGCGATCCACGGGAATCCCGTTCTTGAACCACTCGGCTATCGCTTGCTGTGTGCAATCGAATTCCTTGGCGGCGATCTTCTGAGAACCGAAATGTTCGACTAACGCTTTGAGAGCTTTCTTGCTGCCTTTCATATACCCGTAATGATACAAGAAAAACTTGTCCAGTCAACAATTTTTATGTGTTTGAATTACAAGAAAAATAAACGTACCTTTGGGACACCTTGTAGAGAGGCCCAAGAAAGGATAAAAATGGATTCGCTTGCAAAGAGACTTAGGTTTGCCAGGGAAGAAAAAGGTTTGCGTCAGGAAGACCTAGCCCGCATGTCAGGGGTATCCCAGCAGACAATCCAACAAATAGAGGCTGGGATGATAAAGAGACCTAAAAAAATAGGGTCCATCGCTAAGGCTTTGGAGAGAAGCCCGGCATGGCTCCAATTTGGCACGGAAGAAATCGAGACCCTGGACAAGGAAGCAATCACCCTCGCCCAGGCATTTATGCAGCTCGACGAAGCCGAAAAGAAAGCAATGTTTACCGCCATTACACAGATGGCGAAATCGAAGAAATCCCGCAAGTAACGTAACTCCTTGTAGTTACTGACCTTTTATTTTTCTTGTACATACCAGTTTTTCTTGTTGACAGTACAAGTAACTCTTGTATACTTGTCCCATGAACACCAAACAAGAAACCCAAGCCATCGAGAAGCAGGCACGCGATATCCGCGATGTGCGGGAAGAACTGATTGCTGAGCTACAGGAGACGGACATGAAACAGCCAACACATACATATGTCCACGACGTATTGGAGCCATTGCCGGTGAGTGAGACCACGAAGCACACCAAAGAGCCGTGGATGGTAAGCGAGGACGGACTTGTCCATGACACCTACGATGCGCCGATAGCGAGACTTGGACCACACAGCCTTTTTGCTGGAAGCGTGGGGGAAAGAAACGCGAATGGACGCCGCATCGTAGCTTGCGTGAATGCGTGCGCGGGCATGCCACTTGATTGGCTTGAGGGTACTTTGTCAAACGGGGGCATCGACAAGCTCTTGCAGAAACGCAAGGACGAGCGCGACACACTCAAGGCGCAGCGGGATGAGTTGTTAAAAGAACTAAAGAAAGAGCTTATGTGGCTACAGCACATCAGGACGGAAGTTAAAGCGTCAACGAGCGTAATGTTTGGATTTGAGCAGGCCGTGAAATCCATTGGCGCAGCCATCGAGAACGCAACCAAGGAGCCGTCATGAAACTCTTGCTGCTTGCCGTCCTAGCTTTACTTTCCGGCTGCTTCGAGACCAAGGCCGATCAAGACCATAAGTTAAAAGCGGAGTTTGAACGGGTTTCGTCGGAACGTGACGAACTACAGGCGCAAAACACGATGTTGCGGGCGAACAACATCCATCTTCGTAAGCGTATCGACAAACTTGAGGAACAGACCTTCGCGGGAGGTAAATGATATGAGCACACCAGGCCATGCGATTACCGAAACCACTATGACGCTAGAGGATGTAGACAAGGCGCTAGAGAACAAAGAGCTGACGCCGGAACAGGCGGACTTATTGCGCTTTGACATTCGCGCACAGGCTTACCGGAAGCGCTTTCAGGTAGCGGCCTCGCGCTCGGAGGGAGCCGCGTGAACCTCCAAAAGCTCCTAGACCGTCACGAAGACGCCTTCCATGAAGCATTGGGAGACGTTAACAAGATCGAGCTATCGAAGGCTTTAGACGATAGAGACGCGATCCTTGTTATGAAGTTACTTCTTGACGAACTAGAGCCTATGGCGGAATCGAAGCGCGACCGAGGCACGAGAGAAGACGACGCATACGAAAGAAGAAGTGAATGGGAAGAATCGTACATAAGCAAACAGGGGTAGACCATGTTAAGAGCGACGAATCCGTATATTCCTAAAATCATGTTCCTGAGAGACGTGGTTATTCCGTTTGTTAAGGAGCGCGAGAAGGAAGGAAAAGTAAATCTTCAAAAAGTAATACATTCTTGTGGATCACCATCATGCTTGCTCGGTTGGTCTGAAACATTCACCGAGATGGGTTTGTCCCTGGTGCACAACGACAATTGGTCCGCTTTCGGAAGAATGATCTTCGTTGGTGATCCTGATCAGGTCTTATCAACGTTGGGGATATCGAAACAAGAGGCAAAAAACTTGTTTGGTGGAATTGACTACGGTTCTCTTGATGACCGCGCCAAGGCCTGCGACCGCATAATCGAACGCATGCTCTTCGAGGTGACGGTATGAAAACGCCAACCAGACTTGAGTTTCTGAACATCGAGTTAGAAATGCACGTTGACTCCTGCCGGGAATGTTACTGCGTAAGACGTATCGGAGCCTACTGCCTGGAAGGTAATCGTATCAGGCAGGAGATTGACGACCTGATAGGGAAATATGAATTGACGAGACAGAAGGTGGCGGCATGAAAGCTCTAATGCTGTCGATTCTCATCATCGCAGCTCCTGTAGACCCTGGTATCAAGTATCAAGAACCCAAGGTCGTTAGGCAGAACTGCACTCATCAGACCTTCGACCGCGTGTGTATTCCACGGATCAAGAAAGTCGAGCGAGAGGTGAAATGGATATGAAAACAATCTGGAAATTCACACTCGACGCCGGAAGGACGCGTCAGTACATGCCAAAAGGATCGGTTGTTCTGTCCGTCAATTCACAAAGAGACGATATCTGTATTTGGGCGGAAGTGGACGACAAAGAGAAAGTGGAGGAGCGCGTGTTCGAGGTATTCGGAACCGGCCACCCTATCCATGTCGATATGGGCATTGAAAGGAAGTTCATAGGAACTGTCCTTTTGGATAACGGAGCGCTTGTCTTTCACGTCTACGAGAGGACAGGAACATGAATGCCAAACTCTACGCGTTTCCTTTTCCAAGCATCGAACGCCAGAAGATGGTTAGAGAATCTTTAATCGTCCAAGCGGTCATGGATAAGTACATGGACAAACCCTACCCACTGGTAGCCCACGCAATCGGTGCAGCACGTAACGCGCTCGATTCAGACATGAGCGCGGAAGAAGCGCTAGAGGCTGCTGATAAAGCGATAAAGACAACCGTATTGAGGTTTACGAAGGAGTTGAAATGAACGACTTATCAACGGTTAAGCATGCGGAACTAGTGTGGTCGCCTGAACAGGTCGATTTGGTTAAGAGAACCATTGCCAAGGGCGCTACAGACGACGAACTGACCCTGTTCCTGCATCAGTGCAAGCGAACCGGGCTTGATCCATTTGCAAGGCAGATTTACGCCATCAAGCGTTGGGACAGCCAGCAGCAGCGGGAAATCATGTCTACGCAGGTCTCCATTGACGGGTTCAGACTTGTTGCTGAAAGGTCTGGTAAGTATACCGGCCAATTAGGCCCGTGGTGGTGCGACGAGGACGGTGTATGGGTGGAGGCGTGGCTTAAAAAGACGCCTCCCGTAGCGGCCCGTGTAGGCGTTCTGAGAGAGGATTTCAAAGAACCTCTCTACGCCGTGGCTCGATACGAGTCCTACGCACAGAGGAAGAAAGACGGCACCCCTGCTGCTATGTGGGCCAAGATGCCGGACGTAATGCTAGCCAAGGTAGCCGAAGCATTAGCCTTGCGTAAGGCTTTCCCGCAGGAGCTTTCTGGACTCTACACGAACGACGAAATGGCGCAGGCGACGGAAGCCGTTGAAGTTCCTACCGCCGCGCCGACGATCAAGATACCGGCTGAGGTTCAAAACCAAGTCCATGAGCAAACGCTTTCCTGCTTGGAGAAAAATGACGCGCCAGGGCTTAAACAGATTTGGGACGAATTCGACTCGGATCAGAAAGTAATCCTGTGGAGAATGTTCAACTCCCAACAACGCAGGGCCATGAAGGAATTGATGGCTGAATGATCATCGGTCCCCGCCCCCGCGAGAGCGATACCGAATTCAGGACGGTATGGGCACAGGGTTATTTTAGGGGGCCGACCTATTTAACAACAGGAGAGTGAAATGCTCGCGTGTGCATCAGTGGGGTTTATTTTCGTTCTTTTGGCCGTAGTGGTTGTCGGTGTTGTGGCCGCTGGCTTTAAACATTTCAACAAGAGGAAGAACAATGGTTAATTCAGATGATTCGGTTTGGCCCTTAGTGAAGCTGATCGCTGCGGCGGTAATTGGGCTGTTCTTTATCGGCGCTTTCGTGAAGGGGTGCGAGCAGATCGACACCGGTCACCGTGGAGTTAAAACAACCTTCGGCGAAGTAGACGAGAAAATGGGGTCCATGCCGGAGGGCCTGTACTTCTACAACCCGTTCACGTCGTCCATCATCGAAATGGATGTTCGGGTTCAGAGGTATGAAGGAAACTCGAATACATACACGCGAGACGTACAGCAGGCCGACATCAAGTTCGTGGTCAATTACAAGATAGACCCGTCCCAGGCTCACACCATGTTCAAGAACGTTGGTCGTGATTGGTGGGTTCGTTTAGGCCCGCAGGCTGTTGAGGGCGTTCTAAAGCAAGTCGTCGGAACATACGAAGCGGTTGACCTTATCGCCCACAGAAACAAGGCGACCGTCGAGATTCAAAAAGCTATTGCCGATTCTATGAAGCCGCAAAACATCATCATCGAGCGGTTCGAGATGGTGAACATCCAGTACCACAAGAACTACGAGAAGTCGGTTGAAGATAAGGTGGTGGCGATTCAGAAAGCCATCGAAGAACAGAACCGCACAAAGCAGGTTCAGGAGCAGGCAAAGCAGCAGGTTATCAGCGCACAGGCGCAGGCGGAATCAATGCGTATCCGTGCTAATGCGCTTGCCAGCAATCCAAAACTTGTGGAGTACGAAGCCGTACAGAAATGGGACGGGAAAATGCCTCAGTACATGATGGGGAATTCCGTACCGTTCTTGAAGCTGAATTAAACGTCTTGCCCGTAAAGGCAAGTTCGGCAGCGCGCCAGCAGCATTTCGTGTGCGACGTTAATGAAGTTAACCATGCTGCAAGTCGCTTGGCGCGTGTAGCTGAATTCTTAACTTAGGTGATGAGGTGAGATATGACAACTAAAGCTGAATTTGTAATTGACATCATTGTTGATGCTAGAAGTTTCAAGTCAACTAATACGTCCGCCAAGAGGACGGTTAAGGCTCTAAAGGCTCTTGGACTTGAGCCGTCGGAGGTTGTGCGCGTTATGCACTGCCTAGAGTACTGCGATGGCGCGGGCGAGCCTTTTTACAAAGAAATAAAACGTTGCTGGTGACTAACCACCACCCCATATAAGCGATAGGAGGCGGGAGTGAAAACACACGACAAAGGCATCGACGATCCTGAGATAGTACGGGCGCGTAGGCAATTTCTGCAAAATCTTCCATTGATTCATGCAGAGGCTGTTCGTCTTTCTCTGCCAATAACTGGGCGTGCGTTGCACAACGCTGTTAGGGCTTCTGGCTGGGAGGTGGCTGGCGACATAAGCAAAGCCGCCGAGTACGTGAAGGAAATTCCATGACAACCCCTCCCGATAAGACTGGTGATAAGGGGCCGAAGTATTACGACCTGCATGAATACGACTTTGTTGGACATAAGCATTGGTGTACGTCTTACGTCAGGCAAGACATATACGACGCCCTCCAATCAGCCAACGCTGAGCTTGTGAGGCAGGTGGAGGAGTTGAAGGGAGAAATTGCATCCATAAAGGAAATGGATGCTGAGATGTACGATCTGCAAAGCGATCTACAGCAAGAGCGCGACCGTTACCGGGATGCGTTGGAGATGTATGCGCAAGAATCTGTAGACGGTCCCCTTGGATATGATCTTGCCCGTGAAGCCCTCTCCCCCACTACGAATAAAGCGGAGGGAGGATGAAATACGTAAGCGACCGAGTAGAGGACTATAAACCGCGCTCTTTGGAGGAGCGAATTAAGCTGGCAAGAGAACATGCAAAGATTCACGGCGGGCTAGATCAAAGCATATGGCCGTATCAAAGATTCTCTATGTCCGTTGGTGAGCTTTTAGCCGCCGCTGAACGAGGGCTTAATAAATGACCGAATCCGAGAAACAGGCTGCGCTGGAGGCGATCAACCTCACCGACAGCGAAATCATGGATGCGCTCCACGCGTCTGGTCTTAAACGCGAGTCTTACCGCGCTCTTATATTTGAGCGTTGGAAAGACGGAATTGAGATTGATGTTCCATCCTACGGCCTAGAGTTATTCGCTAAGGAGCTAATTTACGCATGGATGGCCAGCCGTGCCGCTATGCCTGCTGGGGATGGGTGGATGCCGTGCGATCCGCCGCAGCTCGGTGTCTATTTTATTCGTCAGCCTGATGATGGCGTATACACAAAAGACGGAGAGCAGTGGTATAGGTTCAAGCTTCCGCCGCTCCCACCACCACCTAAGGGGGAGCCGTGATCCACAGACTCCTTTGCAAAATTGGATTCCACAACTGGTCTCACAGTTACTGCGCTTCGTGGCATGACGACTACACGCACCGTCGTTGTCTTAGCTGCTGGAAATTGGATAGCTGGTATGCCCCGTGGAGAAAATCATGATCGACCCGGACGAATTACGCCGTGAATGGACATGGTGGTTGCTTACCTTGGCTGCTTCGCCGCTACTTGGTTGGGCGCTGTCTGTAGTTGCTCTTGGATTGATAAAGGGGGATGTGTGAAATTCTATCTTGTTACTTATCCCAATGAAGCGAATCCGGAAAGCATTGGATATCAATTCTTTGAATCAAAGAAGGTCGCAGAGTGTGAGTACAAATTACGAGTGAAAGAGTACGAGAAAAATGAATACAACGAACAAGCGTACCCGGAACCAAAAATGAAGGTCATAGAAATACCAAAACCCATGACGCACCGACAACAAGTATTCTTTGCTCTGCGGTATCAGGTCGTATAGCCATGACCAACCCAACCAACCCCACACGTTGCAGCTACTGCGGTTCAACGAACGGTCGCCACACGTTGACATGCCCACATCAGTATACGGTGCAAATGAAAGCAGCAGATAGACAAGGCTCCGAGAGTAAACAAGTTTCGATGACCAACCCCACCAAAGTTGCGGCTGCGAGTGAGACGCCTGAATCAAAGGCACATTCGCACAATATCGGCAGCGTGTCCGATCCGGATTATGTGGTAGACCTGGCCGTGGCGGAGCGCCTCGAACGCCAACGCAACGAAGCGCGGCGGGAGCTTGCCACGATTATGGCACGTTACGAAATGCGGTCAGAGCTGTACACGAGCGATGAAGAATGCGCACGAGTGTTATACGACACTGCGAGGCTATATCTTGATTCCACCAAACCCACCTCTACCGAGACGAAGGGGGAGTGATATGAGCGATCCGAAAATCATATGCCTGACTACGGCGAGGAGAGAATTCTATTCACGTCATTGCCAACACAGGAACATCGTCGTCGATGAGCGCCACAATTCTGTGGAATGCGATAAGTGCGGAGAGAAACTAAATCCTATTTGGGTTCTTTCTAGAATGTCCATTGAACAAAGTCAGTGGTGGAATAATCTTCAGAACATGAAGAAACAGGAATCTATCCTGGAAGCAAAGCAAAGAACGAAGTGCCAGCACTGTAGCAAGATGACTAAGGTGAGAACATGATCGAAACCGACAAGCAGATTGCGGAGCGCGTTCTAGTCCTTGGAGAAAATCCAAATGGACAAGATCATTGCGACGATATGCTCGAACTCGCCCGCCGCCTCCTCGCCCGATGCGAGGCAGACGAAGCGAAGCCAAAGGACGAATTGCGGGGGAAGGCGATTTCAGACGACGAGATAATGCGCGTACTGAAAGATTCTGGCGTAGACGGCAATCAATACGATTGCCTCACCTTCACTAGATGGAAAGACGGGATAGATGTTGATTACCCGACGGCGGCATTAAGACAAATGGCAGAACGCTTCGCCGCCATGCGTTCACGCGCTGAGGGTGTGCCGGATGGGTGGAAGTTGGTTCCTTTAGAAATGACAGATGAGATGCATAATGCAGCGATAGTTAAAAGCACCATGGTAGCTTCTTATCGTGCCGCTGTGGACGCCGCCCCATCACCAGGAGAGAAGGAATGAATAGGGATGATCCAGTTGTAGCCTCTCTCAAGTACGCTCAGCATGTAATGGGTAAATGGCTCGGTGATGTTCGAGAGTACAAGGACATAGAGAAAGCCATCGCCATAGCGGAGCAGCAGCAACGGGTGATTCAGGCGACCAGGAACAGCACCATGATATCCGATGAAGTAAACAAAGAACTCTCCACCCTCGATGAGATGATGAAATGAACGGGAAGTGGTCGTTTATGGAGCTTTCTATGTTGGATAACTGTAACCAGATGAAACTTGAGCTCGCATCCTTGAAACACGCCAATGCGGAGTTAAGGCGGGAGTTGGACGCTTTGCTAAAAGCAGCTGAGGTAGTTTCACGATGGGCGGATGACTGCTCTCCCACAGACTGCAACGGCAGTGAACAAACCGGCGCTTGGCTTTCCTTTGAAGGCCAGGAAGCAATAGACGGACTTCGTAAGGCCATCAAATCCACCGCCACGATAGCGGCTACGCCGCGCAACGAGCCTAAAGGCTCTCAACGGGAGGGGTGATATGAACTACTTCGACAAGATTAAAACATTTATCGTGATCCGTAGGCCGAAAGCAAAATACGCTGGCAGCCTAAACAACATAGTCGTATTTATAAGAGCCGAAACAAAGTCTGGCGCATTGCGCGCAGCAAAGGAAATGATAGACGAGTTTAGCTCACCACGTCCTGAATATGAAAAAGGATTGCGCGTAGTAGAGCTGGAAGTGGCAAAACCATTTTATTTCTGAAGCACCGGACGAGGGTGAGTAGTGTATCAATCGCGTTACGTATTAATAGATAAGTTCGAAGACCTCGCGGGCTACACACGAAGGTCTATCGAGGGTAAGATCGCGACCGGTGTTTGGCGCGAAGGTAGAGAATATAGAAGAGCGCCGGACGGGCATATCCTGGTAGACATGGAGGGTTTCTACAAATGGGTAGAAGGTCAAAAACGGGCGGGGTAAAGGCTAAAGGGAATAGGATTGAATTCAGCTTCTCTTACCAAGGGAAACGATACCGCCCTACTCTGCAAATAAAGCCTACCGAAACCAATCTACGTAATGCGCGTATTAGACTCAACCGAATCGCTAACGATATCCGTAACGGAACTTTTGTATTTGCTGAAGAATTCCCCGAATACAAGTTTCTCGATAAAACTCCAGGTGTCGATAGAAAGACCTTTCGCGAGGTATCCCATCTCTATTTGGCTTCCATCAAATCGCAGGTGGCTTATTCGACGTATGAAAGCTATCGGAAAATCCTTGAGTCCTTCTGGATTCCGAGGATAGGCGATAAGATCATAGGGGACGTAAGGTATTCCGACCTTACTAAAGAGATGAACAATCACCCCGCTTCTCCAAAAACTCGCAACAACATAGCGAGCGTAGCAAGGGGTGTATTTGACTTCGCAGTTCACGACATGATTATTCCTAGTTCTCCGGCTAAACACCTGAAGACTCTCAAGGTCCAAACCCCTCCCCCGGACCCGTACCACATCGATGAGGCCGAATACCTCCTAGCAGGTCTCAGGGAGGACAATGGAAAGTGGTTAGGCAACTACTTTGAATTCTCGTTCTTTACCGGCCTAAGACCTTCCGAGGCCATCGCTTTACAGTGGAAAGACGTGGATAGGCATAAAGGCGTAATCCGCGTGTCTAAGGCCCGCGTAATGGCCAGGGACAAGAGCACGACGAAAACCAGCGTTGAGAGAGAGGTAGAACTGAATCCACGCGCTAGAGCGGTCCTAGAACGCCAGTGGTGCCTTACAGGACTATGGGGAAAGCATGTCTTCGGCCATGAGAACGGCAGTCCTTACCACGACTTACAGGTTCAATGGCGAAGGTGGGAATTTACCCATAAAAGGATTGGGGTGAGATACAGGGAGCCATACCAAACCCGCCATAGCTCCGTGACTTGGAACCTCATGATAGGTAAAAACCTGCTTTGGGTATCTGAACAACACGGCCATAGCACCAATGTCATGCTGAGGACTTATGCAAAATGGCTCCGTGGATCAGACGAAAATACCATCGAGGACATCAAAAAATCGATGGGATTTGGCACTAATAAGGCACTAGAAATTGAAGAAATCGACATGTCTAGTGTAAAAATGGCGGAGAGAGAGGGATTTGAACCCTCCTCGTAGGTAAAACAGTACAGTGAATTTACGTATTTCTGCTGGAATACCACTATGGGATACCTACAGATACCACCATTTGGCACTGGATTTGGCACTAGCCGATGAGCGGTAGTTGCATGTGACATGTCACGGTGTATAGTGTTACTTATACATAGGAGATGAACCATGAACGACCCAATCCTGGACCCGAAACACGTTGTGCGTTCTCACAACTTCACCGTAACCGCTGTTGTTTGCGCCGATGGCAGCACCGGTTTGTGCGGCGTAGCTACGAAGGTGCTCCCTAAAGGCGTTGAGCTTGTCGGCAACGGAACTTGCCCGCATCCGCTCGACGTAAATCTGAGCGGACCTTACGCAGTCGCGTCGGAGTTGTTGGAGGCGTTGATGGATGCAAAGCGCTGGATTGAGACGTTGCCGGAAGACATTGTAGGCGGATCGATCATGCCGGAAAAACTCGGCACCGTCATCGCCAAAGCCAAAGGACAATGAAAGACAAGACAGCAACAGAACGCAAGCGCCGAGAGCGCGAGCGTATGCGCGAGCAAGGATTCACGTTATTTCAGACTTGGGTCAAACCGGCTTGGATACCGAAGCTAAAGAAGTTTATCGAACGATTGAAGTAAAAGCATACCCAGTGAAGGAGCGGAAATGAGCGACAAGAGAGAGCCATGCTGCACTGTTTCTTTTAGCGGAAGCGAGCACTTCCCTAAGTGCGCGACATGGTATGTAACTTGGCTCCCAAAAGGATATGCGCCAACCAGTTCGGATAGGCTTGTGTGTGCTTTACCGGACCCTACTGGAGAATGGTCCAATTACGGACTTAGAGCTGGAGAACGCCCACCATTAATTGAAGCTCTTGTAAAAACAATTGAGGAGTTTTTTAAGGAGCGGAAATAATGCCGGTTTACAAGGTCAAGACCATATTCAAAAGCGAGTATAGGCATTTCATACGCGCCAATTCACAGGAAGAGGCCAAGGACTTGGCGCATGATATGTGCGACGGAGAGCCGAACGACCTGTATTGGCACGACTCCGAAATTGAAGAAGTAAAAGAACGAGAGGCCGATAACGATTAAGCACTAAAACATGCGCGACCGAAGGTAGCTAGAACTACCTCCGGCCACGACTCACCACAACGCAACTGGATAGGAGATGCGTCATGGCTGGAAGCCATTTTACACGGATCGTCGCTGTACTGTTTCTGCTGTTTGCGTTTACCGCTAAGGCAGAAGTTCAAATACTGGCCGAAGGCGGAATATCCCAACACGACGCACCACCTTGTGATTTGTGGCACCAGGACTGCATGGGGTATTCATCGAAGGAAAAATTGCGGTCGTACTACGCACGGCTAGGATTGAGCTTTGGGGTAACGGAAGACCTTTCCGTCAACGTAGCCGGTGTATGGTTGGGCCACGCGAAAAAGGACTCACGAGCTGCCAACGATGAGAACTGTGCACTAAGCAGTGGTACATTGTCCCCGGCTATTTGCGGAGATACACAAAGGTACGTAGCCCAAACAAGCGCTTCGGGTCTCGCGGTTTCCCTTGAATATGCAACGAAATACATGGCATTCGAGGGAGGTTTTACATACCTTCATCGCCGGTTCAAAATACAGACGCAGGAGCCTGACAAGGATTTAGTCGAGCGTGAAGACTTGCTCAACACCCCGGATAGCTCGCTTAATGGGTTTGGCTATTTCTTCGGGCTTAAGATTAAGCTTGAGGACAACTATCGTGTGGGCGCTTACGTCTTTAACGATAACATCGGCGGAGGATGGCCGAGCGGGTTTAGTACGGTGTACGCAGTCTCCTTAGAAAAACGGTTCAAGCTCCAATAAGCCAATGCACAGAATAAAATCGATAGCGAAGCGCATTGTTCCGCCAATTTTATTGGACCTGTGGCTGTATAAAAAGCCGACCTACGCGAGAACGGATGCGTGGAACGAAACGTCAGACCCGTTTTCATCGACGCTATGGATTCAAGAAAAGCTTGCGGACGAACCCAATGGGCACACTGCCAAGGACGTGGACAAGTTCTTTCTATGTACGTTGATCAGTGATTTGTCGAAGGAAAGACGAATAAAGGTAGTAGATTTCGGTGGGGGTATTGGAGAGCTGTACGAGTCTTGCGTTGCGAACGCTGATGCTAATAACGTCGATTACATAGTTGTTGACAGCACTGCATTAATAAATGTCGGTAGAAAGAAACACAGCAGAATATCTTTTATCGACTCTCGATCTGTTAAGGCGTCGGATATTTACGGAGCGGATTTGATATTTTTACGGGGGGTATTGCAGTACGTTAAAGACTGGAAAGCTCTGATTCGCTTTCTCTTGGATACGGAGCCTAAATACCTTGTGCTTAGTCGCCACCTGTCGCCCGACAACTCATCCGAAACCATACTTGCTACTCAAAGGATACAAACCAGATTGGGATATGCGGGAGACTGCTGCGTTCATCTAACGAACTGGAAAGAGATTTGTAGAGAGGCAAACAACGCAGGCTATGACCTTGTATCGACATTCGTCACGGACCGGCCACGGGTTTTTGGGAGTTCGACCGATACTGGCCTTGGCATTACCGGGCGGTTGATTATCTTTAAGCAGAGACGTTTATCTAACTTCGCAAAAGAGTCTCGTAAATTTTTCTTATCTGATCGTTAAGATTCCTGATTATCTGGTCCGATCTGAATAGGTATTCCCAAGCTTCACGGTTTGTCGATCGATCTGGATCAAGATGAAGAATAGGACGCTCCCCAGGCTCGAATAATTCAGGATCGAGATTAACGGCTGACGGATTGGAGGTCGCGCAGCTCGTCACGAATAGGCTTAGGAGCAACGGTATCCAGGCAGTTCGTTTCATCTTTTGCATTCCTGACGACGTTTATAGTTTCTAAGGTTTTCTTGGCGCTGGCTTCCTTCACTTTACGAAGCTCGGCGGCTTTGGCGATGGAGTATTTCGTGAGTTCTTGTGAGGCTTTCGACGACCTGTCGCGTTCTTTGGCCTCTCCGTAATCGTAACCAATGTATGTAGCTATCGGAATACAAATGACCAGGGCGTATATAACGAACCTCTGTATCATCTTGTTACTTCCCACGTGATTTTTTCACCACGAACAATAGCGGCTCTGATTTTCATCTTTAGAGAAGCGACGGCCGGACCTGAAGTGCCGGCCTTTATCTTGTAGTCGTCGGTCAATTCAAATCCTGGAAGTGGGCAACCTTCAGTGTCGTCCTCGCTGTTTCCACCATGACACCGGACACCGGTAAAACCTGGAACGTTCTTGATGGTGATGGTGTCTTTACCAAATCTAGGAGAGTCCTCAAGAGTTACGTCATAAGAACCAGAAGGCATAGCGGTCTTGTTCTGAATCTTCCATTCCGATACAGGCTTGCCCTTTACCTCTCGAACCTTGTCCTCAAGAACGTAACTAAACCACTCTCCATCTACTAATATGTCGCTTATCGTTCTCTCTGGCAAAGCGTGTTTAAGAGATACCGATATTTTCATTGCTTCTCGGTACCAATAATTCTATTAGCGACCTTGGCTCCGATGGCGTCGGATATGTTGTCAGCCATGTACCCAACACCAAAAGCCGTCATTCTCGCCATGTTGAGTAACTGAGGGTCGGCCTTTTCAAAGTCTGGTCCAGCGACGAATAGGCCGTAACCGATGTACGCACCGATCAAAGCTAGAGCGCTTTGAACAGGGTTTTTCTTCCAGTAATCCGTAATACACGGTATTTTGTCGCTCTCGTGCATTCTTGAGGCGACCACCTTTCTACCGAAATGAACCATGATTCCGGCTAATAAAAATGTGAATGGATGAAACGTCATCATAAGTCCAAATTCCCAAAGTGTTGATAAGTTAGGCACTTTTGTGCCTCCCCAACACGTCCAGTTGTGTACTACCTTTCCTTTCAACCATGTGGTTCCTCATGCTTGTCATGGGGTACTGCTTGGCCAGGGACACGGACGGCCCGTTAAGTCGTCCGTGTCTCGCTCCTTTACGAATTCTTGATTCCTCTCACACGAATAGTTCCTGACGCTATATTTCCTGAATGGAACCTGAACCGGACGCCGTTAATAGCTGCCGCCCCCGTACCTAGCGCCGCTCCGTCATAGAAGCAATTGCTGCCATCCGCAGACGCATAATTAGATGCAGAGTCCCAATACGAAATGTATGAGATGAATTGTTTTACTTTCGAGGCAACATTAGGAGCGTATAAAGTGATTTTTCCGTTTATTCCGTTTCCGGCTGAATTCAACACTCCGTTTACGTCATCGGTAAAAATCATTCTAGTAACACCGTTAGTCTTCACGGTGTCCGTTCCAGCCGTCGTGCTTGCGTTTATGTTAATTGCATAGTCACTTGCGCCAGCTTCCCAGTTAGACCCTGCGTCCTTAGTAACCAATCCTTCCAACTGAGCGCCATTTGTTGCAGGAAGTATGTTGATAAAGTCAAATTCGTAAATGTCGTACAGCGTCCAATCTACAGTCGTCGTGAAGTCTAACGTTGCACTAGATGATGCTGTCTGTGAGGTAATCGTTACAAACGAAGCACCGTTAGCGGCGGTAAAAGGAGAGGTTCCATTAATTAGGAATTCCCATCCAGAAGACAAATTTAAAGCGGTTTGCGTAATCGTTAGCGCCTTTGTTAAGGCGCCCGCTTTCATTACGTCAATGGATAAAGACCCGTCCTCAGTAGTGCTTCCTGGGTCGTCTATCTGTGCATAAATTCTTGCATAGGTTTCCCTGTTACCAGCAGAGTCTTCTCCGTCGAAGTAATATCCACCCAACACATCGTTAGCGGCAGGAGATGCGCTGTTGCGGTACAAGGTTAATTTAGGCCCTACCCCAGCTCCCGCGTCTGTTGATTGAGCGTTTACAAGGTCTCTAATAATGAAACCATTTGCTGACGCATTTACGAAAACTTTAACGGACTGAAGCGGAAGTAATACGAAATTATTCGAAAGGCTGTTGATCGTGTCTGAAGCGGTTGCTCTCGCTATCGCAACGTCATTACTCGAATCGGTACTATGAATCTCGCAATTCCACCCAGCGGTTAATGTATTGGCGTCTGAAAGTGAAAGAGTTACCCCTGAACCTGATACTTGAATTAACTGCTGATAATGAGACGCGCCTAGAGTAGTGTTAGTCGTTAACGCTACGGGGCCGTTATTGAAGTGTGTGGTTAGTGCGGAATCTATGGACGAAGCGAATGAATTAAGAGGATCAGAAAGCTTTGTTTTTATCGTAGACCATTTAACTTTATTCGCTTCGCTTACCGTTCCATCGTCTACCGGAGGGGTAGAGTTATATCCGCTAACGGTTTGGCTGCTGTATTTTGTTCCCATCGTCGCTCAATTGTGTCTGTCCTACTTGCTGAGCGGCTAAGTAAGCGGATCGTGGAATCTTCCTGGCCCCTTTTTCAATAGCTCGTGCGGTGCGTCCTAATAGAACGCTCGCTTCGGCGGCGAGTCGGGGTGAAGACATTGGAATTAATGCAAACATCAAGGGAGCGATTGACGCTCCTAATACCACACCTGCGGTTCCTACGACTGAAGACTCTAAACGTCTTGTGAACCAAGGATTAGAGACTCGTCCAGCGGCTAGAGACAAAATATCCTCATCGCTGAATTTGCTCATGTCGTCCATTAACGAACGTCTTAAACCTTTATCCTCTCTAACCCCCATCATGATTTTACGTAAAGCAGTGTCTACGGCTTTGGGGTCTTTAGAGAGGACGGCTTGTTCTGTTTGTTTAATGAATGAGGATGCTTTTTCGTAATCGCTCGTCATCTTTCCGTATTCAGGAACGACTGAGGAAATTTTCTTTTGAACGGCATTAGACAAGGACGCTGACATTGCCATTGCCTTGCCGTTTTGGGTATAAAAGTCCGAGATACGCCTTTTCAGGGTATCTAACATGATCGGGGTTTTATCGCCTGCTTTGGCCCCCCAGTTTTGAATGTCATCGTATATAGAGGTAACGTCGTTTACCGCACTACCACTTATGGTAGAACGACTGAAATCCAATCCTTTATCCGTTTTCTGGACTCCGAATTTATCTAGCCAATCGTCAGCAAGTGCTTTGATGTCTGAAATGTCTATTTCCTTGGTTGCAGCCTTTATACCTTCGAGTTGCTTTCTGTAGTTCGCGGCTCTTGCTTCTTTCATTGAACCGAAGGCTTGCTGCGCCTTCTCAACTACTTCGAGGTCGTCTACATTCCCACGCATCGCCTTCACAAATTCAGGCTTTCCTTCGATGGCTTTGTACATCGCCTGAGCGCCGGAGCCTGTCGTTCTTCCTAGAACATTAGCGGCCGTTGCTTTAACAACCGGGGCGGCGACTTTATATGCTTCTGCCGCCAGCGTGGCCGGATTCGTAGCATTACTGATTGCAGAAGCCGCTTGACCAGCATTTGTTGCGCCTGCTGCTTTTAATACGCCACCCGCTACACCAGACGCTAGTGATATGTCTCCTAACGCCTTCACAGGGCGGTTGATTAGAGTGTTTCGTATATTTTCTTCGCCGCCGTAGTCGTCTATGTAAGATTTGGCCACGGACTGCATAGCCGGACCTGGACGACCTTGAAGGATTTCACCGGCTAACGTCCCTAATCCTCTTAAAGTCTGCACAGGACTTGTCACCACTTCGGCTACAGGCTTAACGAAGTCCTGAATGAAGCTACCTGGAAGATTTCTTACGGTTTGCTCAATTGGAGAAAAGTCTGTCATTCTTCTAACAACATCTTCTCTAACTTGTTTTCTTACTTCCGGAGACGAAGACCAATCTGACATTGATTCAGCGTAGGTCCGTGACACATTCTTAGGCTGTTTAAAATTTGATATGGCGTTAAGTTCGTCATCCGATAATTGAGAAATAACGTTCTTCTGTCCTTCCTCGTCTAACGTGTCGAAGACTTGTTTAAATCTATTAACGTCCACGTAATGCCCTCAGTGCGGCTTCTTCTTTTGATTTTCTATCGTTTTGATTTGTGTCTGTGGGTTGTTTATTGGCGTACTTTTCGTTAATCCGTCTGATAGTTTTTACAGCTCGTTTCTTCAAGGCGCTTGGAACAGTCGGGTCTCCGATCTGTCCAGCCATTTCCCTGTAAAGTTGAACGTCTCTGTCTGACTGCGGACCTTCCATACGAGGTTGGCTTGTCATTAACTGTGCCTGAAGAACTTTTAACCCGGCGATGGACTCCGCTCCTGGAGTAGTCCCGCCAAAAGCACCTACAGCAATATCTCTACCGGCACCTGCAAGGCTTCCGGTAGCTTTGTCAATTTCATTATCCGCTTCATCGAGTATGCCTAGGACGGTCTTTGCTTGCGCTGGTTTCTTAATGTTTGTTTGTCCTTCAACCTCGGCGACAATTTCTCCGGTCTTCCTCGATCCTGCGATTCTTCCTTGAAGTGACGGATCGAATTGAGCAGGAACGACTCGTTTTTCTGGGTATGAAATAGTTCCTTTTCTTGTGTCTCCTACGGCATATCCTTCTGTGGTAGGTAGGAATTGGAAGTATTCGCTTCTCTGGTTTCCTGATCCGTAACCAAGCTCTTTAGCTAATGCCAAATCTCCGCGATTCAAAGCCGCAAGGATAGCCCCTTGCATGTCGTTCTTTGCAGGAATTTCTCTAGCATAGTTAGGCTCTTCTTCATTACCTGAAAACACAGTTTCTTGTTTCGCAGGAGCAAAATATTGCCCTAGAAGCTGTTGTCTTTGGAATTGAGGGTTTGATCTGTAGGAGTCATACGCGGCGGCAAAAACAGGTGCGGCTTTTTGATTCATCCTCATTAACTTCTGGATTCTAGTCTCGTCTAATTGACCAGATTGAATCGCCTGGACGACGACATTCAAAAGTTGTGCATGTTTTGGGTTTGACGGATTTAAATTACCTCTATCGTTTTCGTCCAGCGTGTCTACATAAGTAGCAAATGACCCACCCATTTCTCCGGTTGAGTCTCTTAGAGAATTGCTTCTAAGGCCAGCCATTATCCGCCTCCACCGAACATACTAAACAAGCTTCCGAAGTTGAAACCTCCACCGCCACCTCCGCCTAGTGATCCCATACCGCCGCCCATACCGCCGCTAGATTTCTTTTTACCGGAACCACCGAGACTTGCTTCGTCGTCAGTCTCTTGTTTATCTCCGCCCAAACCGCCTCCTGGCATCATCTTGGCGAAGTCTCCCCAGTCGGTAACAAGCTTATGGAACGTACCTAGCGTTTGGTTATACGCTGCGTTCTGAGCTATTCTTGACTGAAGAATCTGCTGTGCCTGCTGCTGTCCAATGCCAAGAGCCGCAAGTTCTTGAGCTAGTCGGTCTTTTGCTAAGTTCATGCCGGCATCTGAATACATTCCAACACCAGATAACCTGTCTTTGTCTATGGCGCCAAGAGCGTCAATGTTCTCTCTTTCCGCTAGAGCCGTTGCATCTCCGATTGATCTTTGAGAATCCAAATCGAAATTAGTCATAGCTTGGTCTCCGAAGCTAGACCCTCCTAAACCTCTTAGACCTATTGACCTCTGAAGATCGCCTCTACGCAACGCTGTTTGCTGAAGTAAAGGATTTACTCTAGCTTGCCGAAAAGCAGACTCATTACCGGTAAATCTTCCCCTTAGCGAATCTATATCTCCTAAATACCTTGTGATTCCTTCACCTAGTCTTCCGTAGCTCTCATCTTGAAACCTTCTGATAGAAGGATCGAGAGAGACATTTCCGTTGTTTACGGAACTGTAACCGGTGGAAATATTTGTCGGTATTTGGTCGATTCGCTGTGCGGATCGCCACGAACTCATGATATTAGGGAATGCCATATTTCACCTTTCTAAGCTTTGCCTCTGATGGAATAAAGCCAAAGGTCCCCATGAGGATCACCGTTTGGTACTTTCCCGACGAAATGAAGGACTCCGTACTTACAGACTTTGTTTAGTAGGGATACCGATTCTGGAGCGGACTTGATTAAACAAGCCCCTATCTTGCGGTATCTAATCATTTGCAAAAATGAAACGGCGCAACGCAAGATGTTTCTTGCAGTCGCCCACTTAAAGAATTCTGCGTATGGTTCTACTAACCAACCATCGGAACTTATGCCTATCAAACCAACCGGACCGGTTTTACCTAGCTCTCGGTTGAAGTCTTCGATGATGATTAACTCACTTCCCTTTGAAAGTTTTTCTATCCATCTCGCGAATTCTTCTTGAGAAACATTACCTAAGTTTCCGAATGGTTTTTTAGTATGAGCTACCCAAAGATAACCTACGTCTTTGTGGTACTTATCACCGTCGTAAATCTCTACTTTTCTTAACTGTGGACGACCGCTTTTGAAGAGTCGGTCTCTTTTTTCTTTGCTCACAATTCTATTTTTTGTATATCGAACTGTTGTAAGGATTGAATGGTTAGACTTAAGTTAAACCCAGGCCCTCGTCCTACCGAAGAAAACCCTTTGGTAGACGTTCTTTGGGAAAACATAAAGCCTAAGTTGAAGTAAAAACTCCCACCGAAGTATGCGGAGCCTCCGAAATATCCGGCACCGTCTCCCGTCCCAGGACCGTCTAGCGGGATTACATTTCTAGGAGTGGAATAATCATCCGCCCATTCCAGGTCCATAAATAGGTCACAGTCCGCGAGTCTTCGGTAGTAAATTCTTCCTCTTAACGGGTCTTTCTGAGGGTCGAAAACGCTTCCGTCTTCTCGTTCTATTTCTTCGAAGAATTTCGATTTACGATGTGTCTCGATAGTCGTATCGGAAGGGTCTCCCGTACCAGTTCCTTCGAGCCTGTATATGTTTCCAGAAGAATCTCCGAAGTAGACAAAATAGTTGTCCCCTCCGGGTTCTCTCATATAAATAGCCGCATTGGTCGAGAAACTAGACATATGAGAAGTCTTGTAAAGACTCCATGGACTTAAATCCGGAGATGCATCCATCATTTCTTTAAATAGGACCAATAATTTATTTGATCCCGCAAAGAAATAGACTTTCTGGTTGGTCTGGTCATATACCGTAATGCAATCGTTAAGACCGTCAGTAGTGGTTCTTATCCACCTCGATAAATCATCGGCCTTAGTGTCTCCGAAGTCTTGAACAGCACGGAGGTTTTCAATCACTCCGTCTTTTTTCATATAGACAACATCGTTTCCGATGTTCATCATGGTTTCCGTTCCGGTAGCTGAAGACCCCGGATAAAAAGGAGCCCACTGGAAATCCATCGAATCAGAACCAGTTAATTTCCATAACTGGCCCTTCTCGCTTGAAACAATCAATGTATTAAAGAACACCGCCACGCCATTAATCGGCTTAAGATCAGGCGTGACCATGTAAAAAGCTTCATTTCCTGTAGAGAAGCTAGAATCCTGTGCTCGTTTTGTCGTGTCGTAAGATTCAGGATTCTCAAACGCTGAAGCGACCATTAAATGAGGGGTCGAAGTACCGGAAGTGACGTTGAATAGCCAAACCCTCCCTAAGTAAACAATCGCGTACTTCGCAAAAAGACTGGCCCCAAGTCCAGTAGTAAGGGTTGTAAAACTTGTCCCGTCCCATTTTTTAATGACAGTAGATTTATTTATATCTACGATTACAGAATATCCTCCAAGCTCCCACGTTACTCCACGTAACTTAGAGGAGGATGAAACCGTACCCCTACTGGTAAAGTTTGTTCCGTCCCATTGATAAACAGTATCCCCAGATTGGACTAAGGTTGTTTCGGTATCGTCGTTTTTGATTAACTGAACGAAACCCCTAATGTCTCCTGTATTTGTTGAAGTTCCTTTAAGGTCGAAAGGTTTTCTAGGAACGAAGTGGGTGTTTTTAGAACCCAATTCGTAGTTATAACCTGCAATGCATTCTGCTGGATTAACTGAACTTACGTCCTGTTCGTTTAGCCCTCCTTGAAAAGTCAGGACGGACATTAATACCGCTTCCCGTAATATTGTTTAGCGTCTGTAGGCTTTATCAACTGATACAGACGACTTTTAGCATTGCTGTACGTAGAGTCTTGAGTCAAAAGCCCTCTTTCTTTTTTGTTAATCATGAAATTGAATCGCCTAGCGGCCATATCGACAAACGTGTACGCCTCTTCATTGTTATGAAAAGGAATCGTGTCTGTGGTGTCAGAAACTAGAACGGACTTCTCGTAGTCGTAGGAAAGACTTCTTTGATCGAAAGACGAATCAGGAACGTTCCAGAAAGCTACTTTCTTAGTAGTCGTACTGTCCCAATACCAAAAATTAGGAGAACCGGTAATAGTTTTATACTGGTAGTCGTGAAGCATTAAAGACTTCTCACCACCGACGTATTCCCAGATTCTTGAATTTTGAACGGTGTCTAGGAATGACGGTTTACCGAAAAACCTTACAAAGTCATTGGCGAGAGAATAGCTTCTTTGGCTTGCTACTAAAGTAATAGTGCCTGTCGTGTGTTCGTAGTCGATAAGCCTTTCAGAGGTTAATTCTATAATTTCATCTTGAATGGCTATCTGAGCTAACGACGTGTCCGCAGCGTGTTGGGAGTCTCCGAACGAAGTGATATCGTCGTCGTCTCCCTGAATAATGTGCTCTATTCTAAGAAGTCTATTAACCGCCGCTAAAAAATTCATAGCCCCTCAAAAGAAAAGGGGCCTCCGAAGAGGCCCCAGTTGTTTAGCGGAAGTTCGTCGCCAAAGAAATAATCGACCTGATCCAGTTGGGATTCAAAATCTTCCCACCAAACCAAGCCTTCCAGGCAATAGAACTGATTTCACCGTAAGGGTCTGCCGGGCCCGCTTTAGCCGGGGCGTAGATAATCTCTACAGCTTGAGGCTTTTTCGGATCGTACATTTCGGTGATTTGAGTCCCGAAAGACTCGCCTACACCGACCGAACCGACGGCTTCTTTACCGTAGACAAAGCTCCAGTAAACGTCGGCAAAAGCAGTTGAATCGCCCTTAAAGTTGTTGCTCGCGGAAGTTGTAGAAGTGTTTGTTTCAACCGGAGCAATTTCAGTTGAAGTCCAACGCACACCGCCGACTGCACCGAACTCACCTGGATAGGTCTGTGTGTAGCCACCGTACTGTTCTACCCCTACAAACCCAGACAGTCCTCGAATGTCTTCCTCGACATCGGTATGGCAAATACCGAAGAAGCTAGAACGGATCGGCTGAGAGTTGTAGTTTTGAGAACCATAGGCGGCACCATCGAAACGCATCGCAGACTGACGGCTCAAGTTCTGAACCGCGTTCTTGATGGTATTCAACGTAATCGCCGTTGCGACGGCGGACTTATTAGCAACACCTCCAGTAAACGAAATGTTCGTACCGGCTTTCATTACGGTAGACATCTGAAGGTTCAACGACTCACCCGCGTTCGCCCCAAGGGTATCCATAAGAGCGGCGGTGATGGGAGAGATGTTGAACAGATCGACTTCTTCGGTTAAGAGAACGAAGTTGCCGATCTTCGCTACAGCGGTCGTCAGGTCGGTAACGGTCGCCTTCGTGCCGGTGCGGCCAGCACCGAAAGCCAAAGGACCGTTTTCCGTGATTTCCGACAGGGTACTTGTTACAGCGGTCAGGTTTTCAATACGACGCCACTTGACCGTCATCGAACCGCCCTTCTTTTCCAAAGTACCCGGCATGGTGCCGTTAAAGAAGGGAAGTCGTTTACGTGCCGCGCTTAACAGGCCGCGCATGTACACATTGTTGATAGGTGCCTGTACCGTGCTTGTTAAATTACTTACGTCCAAACCAGCCATTTACTAGCCTCCTGATACGAGGCGGTTCCATGCTCTGTCAAACTCTCGTGGATCGGTTGGAAAACCGTTGTCAGTTGGAGTTTGTCTTGTCGCCGCCAAAGATTGTTGAGAAGACTGCGCGGCGCGAACGTTTTCGGTTAGCTGTGGGTCTTGACGAACCTGGAAAACTCCAGAGAACTTACCGGACAAAACATCCAAGGCTTTTGTTAGAGCCTGTGGATTTTTTGATCGGTTGTCCCAGATGAATTTAAACGTAGGATTCGTCCTGTACTCTCTTTCAAGAGCCAGCTCCGCATATACCGGATCGACTTTTAGCTTTTCGTTTACTTTCGCGACAGCAGAATTAACGTCCGCGTTTATTCGTTCTTCCTCTTTAGCCCGCTTGAACTCAGAGATTTCTTTGTGCATCTCTCTGATAGCGCCATCGAACTGTGTCGTGGCCTGCTGTTGAGACAGTACCCAACGTTTGTAGCCTTCCTGGTCAGTTATCGGATCAGGGACGTAAGGCTGCTGCGGTTGGTACTGTTGAGGTTGAAACTGCTGAACGGGACGTGCGTTGAACTGTTGTACTTGCTCCTCAACCGGGATTTCCTTGGCGATCTGCTCAAGTGTCGGTTCGGGCTGTGTATTAACTACAGGCGTAGCTTGGGATTCGCCAGCCGGGGGGGTCTGGACGTTAGGTAAATCGGACATGATTACTCCTTGATATGAAGGAATTTCAAAACAAGGTCGAAACCTTGCTGCTTCATTGAATCTGCTTTCCATTGCTCGGTGTTGTCTGCCTTTTCGTCGAAGGCAGGAACAATGGGACGCAGAGTCAATAAATCTTTTCGGAAGTCGTTAAAGAACTGATGCGCGTGGATGTTGGCTATCAGGTCACTGTACGCTTTGGACATTCTTCGCTTTGGACTCGGCAATTTTTAAACCGGTTTCCAATGTATCGAGTTGAGCTTGAATTTCAGCTTTGAATTGCGCCAAGTCGGCTTGAATAGAAGACTTTATTTGAGCCTCTTCTATCTTTGCGCCATTTACTGCTTGAGAAATCGCTAGCTTCTTTTCCAAGTCGAATATTTGAGATTTGGCTTGATTCATAGCCTCTTCGTATTGAGCTCTAATGTCGTCTTCAAGCTGTTGAAACTCGTCGTCTGGAACGTTAATAAATCTCTCAGGGCTTTTCTGTCCAGCGTCTTGGAACATTTCTTTAAGTACATCGACTCTTTTTAAGAGAGGCGCAAAAAGAGGATTTCCAGAGGCAAAAGCGACCACGAGAGACATTTTCTGCGACCTTTCCTCTTCTCCTAAAATTCCCTTTGAACCTATAACGTCGAACCTGGCTGTAGGTGGCAGTTCTTCACGAGTGATCCTCATGAAGTCTGGAGCGTCCATTTCCGGGTTGTAGAAGGTATACATGGTCATGTACTTCTTGTTTATTTCATGCTGCATGTACAAGAAGGTCTTAAGAGAGAATTCAAGTTTTGAAACGAAGTTCACAACCCTTACTTCGCTTCGCATCTCTCGCGCTCTGATTTCCTTGGCGGTCTTATCACCTCCAGAAGGAATAGAATCCGCTGTAGAGCCTTGCTTAATTTGTTCGGTGATTAACTGAAACCCTTGTAAAGCCGCATTCGGGTCGCCTGTTTCAAGTTGTTTTACGTTCCCCATCGACTTTGTTGGGCCTTTCCAGCCGGGGGCAAAAACAGGTCCTCCAGTCTGTACAAAAGACGGGTCATTTCCGTCATACAGCATGGGAGGCTCAACGCTTAGAGAAATACACTCTATGTACTTGTTAAGAATCGTCGTCGCTACTTTGTGCATCGGCGACAATTTGATTAGAGGGCTTACGTAGTAAGGGTCTCTTACGTCTAGTTTTTCATAACCGTTATAGATGACCGGAGGAAACGGAAGATCATTAGGGGCGTAGAAAACAATAGTGTCATTCGCCAATATGATTTTTGAGTTAGGAAGATAAATATCCCCGTCTTCTCTTTTTATTACACAGTCACCTAAGTAATTTATTAATTCTACGTCTTCGGTTTCGATATCTTTGTTCTTGTTGTTTCTCTTTGAGACCTTCTTTAGGTTTGCAGGCATCCACCCTAGACCGCCGCTATTGCATTCCTCTTCCAATTTGTGACGTGGTTTATACTCAACCACTATCATGGAACCGGTATAAAACATGTTGGTTCCAATGACAGAAGGACTTGGATCGGGATAGCAGTTCCACATGGAATGCGGAACCCACACGGGAGCGGAGATGCTTTGAATACCTGTACCGTCATGGACCATCATCGCTGATTCATTTCTAGCTGTAGCTACAAAACCGCCATGGTGTAATGCTTCTTTAACTGAAAGCTCTACTCTCTGCTGGTGACCGAAGTCTAAATGTTGCTGAGACATGAAGGCCCTTAATGAGCCATCAATGAATTTCTGTTGTTTTTCGTCGGGAGACTTCATTTCTCCTGTCTGTGGGTTTAGAACAGGAGGCAATTCAATATGAGACTCAAACCAAGAACGGTTATCCGGGAAAACTAACCTCATCGCGTCAGCGGTGACTATCTCCGAGACTTTAGCGAGTTCCCCTAGCTCTATTGCTGAATGCCAATCGTTTTTATGATCTGGATCGTTTTTTCTATATTCAGGAGATTTCATGTAGACTTGACGGTCTACTTCCTTCCAAATAAGTTCGTGGTGTTTACGAAACGAGTCGGTCTTTCTTTTTCCGTGTTCTTTTTTGACGTATTCCTGGACCTTCATCCAGTCCTTTTCAGAGATACGTCTTTTTTTAACGTCGTAACCTAATTCCAATTACTTAACCCTCTTTGAGTTCTGACTTTAGGTTGGTGGACAGTTTTGGTTTGTGCATGTCTTCTGAACATGGTCCCGACTCTAACCGCTGAGATAAAATCATCCATCAACGGGACGATCTTTCCGTTTTGCCGGTGGTACATTCGCATTTCTTCCCACCAAAATCTGACGTTCGAGAAGACTTTGAATCTTCCCGTTTGCATCATTTCCATCATTTCAAAAATACCTGCCTCGACACCGTTCCCTCCTTTGCCTTCTTCCATTCCAGGAGGAGGAGGATTGGTGAATTGTGTATGCCACATATTCACCCCGTTATCTCGATAGAGGTCTGCTATTTGTTTTCCTGACTGTTTGTCATGAACAAGGCCGTCGTGAGGCCAGGCACATGGAATCCAGCTACCGTGAGACTTTGAAGCCTGAGAGTGAACCGGAATGAGAGTTCTTTTCTCTCTCCATCCGTCGTAGACGTAAACACAGTCTTTATCTCTATCGACCGCTAAAAACGCCGTTGCAGCAGGATGGTCCCATCCGAAATCTATTCCGTTGATCCTGGCGAAATGTTGAGGAATCTCGAAAGGATCGACCTTTATCAAGTCTTCGTGAACGTCAAAGACTCGACCGGAACCCATCAAAGGCTCGCCCTTAGACCTCATCTCTCTTTCATGAGGCGGGAACCTTGCTAACGCCTCTTCTCTCTTCTGAGGCGTCATATGCGGAGCGTCGTCCCAAGCGGCTCTTACTAGAGCCTGACCTACTTGGATATCGTTTATAAGGCCCGCTACAACTTCGGTCATCCCTTCTTCGGGAGTGAAAGTCAGGATTCCTATCCCGCTAGTAGCGATGATTCCGCGAAGTAGTTGTGAGTTAACATCCGGTGGAGGCTCTTCATCGGCCCAATAACCGCCGGTTAATCTAGTCCCCATGAACTTCTTCGGGCCTTGCTCGTAGGCCCTAAAAACAGCCTTAGACCAACCGCCAGAGACGTGCTTTACGAGAACGGAGTCGTATGCATTTGGGACTCCTGGCTTCCTGGTGGTGGTTCCGATGTCTTCTTTCGGAACCGCGCCAGTACCTAATGCTTTTTCAATCTCAGGGTCGCCAAACAGGTCTTTTTGGCACCTATCACGGGTCATTTCGTTAGTCGTAGAAGCAATAACGAATTCGTTCGGGTAGCTAAATCTAGTTCCGGTCCACCACTTCGGATACTTGCCGGTTAGATGAACTGATACCTCCATCGCTCCACAGAAAGTCTTACCGATCTGATTCGCTGCCATCAGCGCCTTTTGGCGCGCCGGTCTATCTGTTCCAAACCCTACGGCGTTATGAAACTTCTTTTGAAAGTCGTAAGGCTTGTAATATTCGAGCTTGTGAGTCTGTTTGTATTCTTCTAGTTGTTGGATTATTTCTACGGCTTCCATTACTTCGACTTTATGTAATTCATCTGGTTATTTTCTTTAAACCAGTCTTGATGAAAGTCGCAGTTTTTATAATCCTCGAAATAAGGCCCGCCAATCGTGTAGTGAACCAGCTTAGCGTCATGAGAATAAGCATCATGACCCACAAGGTGATTCCAATGAGAAGGCAGATACCCAATAACAGAATCGTCCAGCCATCGAAATTGATGTAATTCGAGACCTTCAGCACTGTTTACATACTCTGGGGTTAGTTTCCTTACTTCAGGATGTCCGCAGTTCCACAACACAACAGATGACCAATTTTTACGTTCGTACTTGGTTTGTACGTTTCCGAGGTATTTCACTTCTTCTTTTGGCTGATGGTTATGGTGAACCACCATGACCGCGTAGTTATCGTCTCTTCTCGCCCAAAGTTTCGCAGGGTCATCTCTAACGATCATGTCGCAGTCTGAAAATACCGCCCAACCTTGGTAGTTCATCATCCAAGGCACTAGAAACCTAGAAAAAGAGAATTCATTACTTTGTAGAGGATGTCTTTCTCTCGTTAGAATCCCTTGGAGATTCTGTAAATCAACGGGAGTAATCGAGATAGGCATCGAGCTTCGACGGTGTAAAGAATGCGCCAAAGTGTAGAACGTACCCGATTCAACCGGATCATAACCAATCGCCCACCTAATCACGTTAACGACATCCTTACGCGATCAACAGCCTTCCTTATCTCAGACTTTCCTTCCTCTCCTAAGTAAATATCACCGTCCTCTTTCTTTATTGTTTTGGAATTAAGCTCGTAGGTATTGTCCCACTCGCCCTTTTTGTACTTAGGGTGAAGGTGTTCGATTACTATGTCTGCGTAGAAATACCTTCCTACGTCTTTAGCGATATCGACGTACCAATTGTCGATACAGGAATGTTTCAATTTTGGATAACAGAAATAACCTACGGACTCGACGAACTTTCTTCCGACGAAAGGATGACCGTCCTCTTTTCTAGGTCTTCCCAAGTCGTCGTAAGACACCAAACCGATACCGTCTTTCGGCATCAGTTCTTTAACTTTCGTGTCCCATCCAGGAGTTTTAAAAACAACATCATCCGCGCACATCATGATGATGTCGTAACTCGACAGCTCGTATAGATACTGATACGCCGGAGCTAACGGAATAGGTTTTCCGATCTTTACCCAGTCTGGGTATTTATGTTTGTATTTGTCGTCTTCATCTACATAGGCCAAGACTTCAAAGAAACCATCCGCCGTGTCGTTTGCAGACTGAACCATCCTTGAAAATAAATCCGGCCTTCCTCTAGTAGGGCAAAGTAAGCTAATCAAGGATCGACCAATCGACTTTCGTGTGATGATTGCCTACGAAAATTCCATGCTTCTCGACCCAATCCGTACTACTTAAACGGTCGTGAATTTCGTAATCGTAGTATTTAATTGAGGGAGACTTGGTAAAGTTCCCGCTCATGATCGGTCGGAAGTCTATTCCTTTTCTCTCGAAGTCCTTTTTCACATCCTCTACATCGGGAGTGAACAAAGCGCATCCAAAGGAAGAGGAATAACCACCGATAGGTTCTACCTGACATCCCCAGTTTCTTTTTACACAGTAGTCTCTAAATCTTTCCTGGTTTTCGTGTCTTTGCTTTACAAACCCAGGGAGTTTTCTTAACTGCTCGATCCCGATAGCACACTGCATGTCGGTGGGTCTTACGTTGTACCCAGGGTAAATAAAAGAGAACTTATCTACCTTGGCGTTTAACAAATTGTCTTCAGGCAAATGCCTAGTCCAACCATGAGACCTTAGACTTAAAAGCATGTGGTAGAAATACTCATCGTCTGTGGTAATCATTCCCCCTTCCATCGTGCACATATGATGTGCGAAGTAGGTTGAATGGCTAGACATTACACCGAACGATCCACACTTAAGTCCGTCGAATCCCGCCCCCATGGATTCGCAGTTATCTTCAAGGTAAGGAACATCTGGAAATCTTGAAAACTGGTTAGGATTTCCAAGAAGATTTATGGCAAGGATTAAATCAGCGCCAACCGATGCTGCCCATAACTTATCTATGTTGTAGTTAAGCGTCTTTACGTCTATGTCTACAAACTTAAGCTTCCAACCGTATTGTTGAAAAGGACTATAAGACGTAGCCCAACCGATAGAAGGAACAACTACCGTTCCTTTCCCGTACCTCAACGTCCAGGCGGCGACCATCAATAGGTTCGCCGAAGAACCTGAATTCACTGCTACGCAATACCTAGTGCCTATGTAATCCGCGTAACGTTTTTCAAATTCCGATGTCTTTGCCCCCATCGTGATGTTCCCAGACTGAACAACACGATGGATTACTGATATCTCTTCATCTCCCCACGTAGATATAGCGGTCGGGAAACTCACATCATCTCCTTAATGATTTCTTCTAAGGAGTATTCTGGTTTCCATCCGAGAGACTTAATTTTCGACGGGTCTCCGCTTAGATGGTTTTGATCCGCCCTCTTTAAGCACGACTTGCTATGAATAACTTCTGCCCCCGCCATGTTTGCAACATCTAATACAGAATGTGTAACGCCTGAACAGATTTCGTAATCATCAGGATGAGGTTGTTGCAACGTTAACCACATCGCCTTTACAACGTCTTTCGCGTGCGTCCAGTCTCTCTCAGAGAGTACGTTTCCTAACTGAACCGGTTCCCCACGTTTGGCGTGGTCGCAAATTTTGTTAACGACAGTTCGTTTGGAACGTGGACTAACATGGTTGTGCAAAATGCCTGAAACTGCATAGACACCATGAACTTCACGGTACATCTTGGTCAATTTATGCGCCGCGAGCTTTGAAATACCGTAAGGCGTAAGACCTGACTGCATAGAGCTTGAGGCTTGGAAAATCTTGGCTCCGGTCTTTCTCGCTAATTCCAACATCTCGATAGCGATAAGCGTGTTTACTTTGAAAGTCTCAATACAGTTCTCAAACGTGTACTCGCTGTCGGTAACACCGGCGAGGTTATAAACCTCATCGAACAGTCCTTCCGGCATGTATTCGAATTTATCGAAACCGAATACCTCATAGCCTTTCGATTTCAAAAACTCGGACAAATAGAATCCATCCTGACCGTTTAGGCCAGTTATTAACGCTCTCATTAACCCTCGTCGGTGTTAGTAAATATTTATCTGAAGAACATCGCGAACGGAGTCTGTAGGTTCGACTCCGTGGAAAGAATTGTTAGTTCGCCAAAACCTAAAACCGGTGTTCGGAAGATAAGGGACTGTCTTTACCAACTCGAAACCGTCTCTTGAGTGGTGTTTTGAACCGTCGCAGGTAAATCCATCTCGCTTATAGATAGACGTTCCCAAATGCGGTTTGGAATCGTCTTTAGCGAGATAAAATAAATAGGCTTCCTTATCTCGTCCTCCGTCGGTATGCGGACCGATGGAGTACCCAGGAAAGTCTCTGCAAAGCTGAAACCGTATGTTTCCGAATATCTCAGAGAACTGACGTTCTAAGTCAGACCAAAACCCATCTATCGGACGGTAAATTGTCCTATTGGGATAGAGAGGATAGGTTTTGTATTCTTCGTCTTTAGGTAAGTTCTTTAAGAGAACTTCGTAATCAGGGAAACAATCAGTGAGTCGGTGCCACGGATAAGGGTCGGTGTGAGTTTCCGCTTTCAGCTCGTGTTCCGCTATTCGCAAATTTCTTTCCGCCTTTGTTGTGAATCAAGTATTCACCGAGAACGGTGTTTTCCAAAACCTCTAGCTTGTCTCCGAATTTCCAGTTTCCTACCAAATCACGGTATGGAGCTTCTGACTGATTGATCGCGTGGTCTACTGCGTAGCAGTCGTGCCACCCTGGAAGGGTGAAGAGGAGACCTTTCTGGTAGATTTTCACGTACCAATCTAGAAACTCTTTGAACTTCTCTCCCTCTGTGTCAAAACCTATAAACCCAGATTCAGTGTAAAAACCGGGACGGCTTAAGATAGCAAGTGTCGCGCCGTTAAATACCGAAGACATAAACTCTTCCGTGACGGGTTTGGTTAAAACACAATCCCCGTCGATCCAGAATATTTTCCCTTTGTTATGTCTTAGAGAATCAAACTGAGCAAAGGCTTTGTGACAGAACTTAACAGCATCGAAGGTATAGGAGTAACCGCCGTCTACCTTGCCGCTGAAGATAGGATTCTGACTGCAATATTTAATAAACTGGTCGTGACCGTGAACGTTTTTAAGAAGTTTGTATGTGATCTTCTCGTGTTCTAAGTCTGGTATTTCATCAACGTAGCAATTGACTTTGCCCGGCCAGTTTTCAATCAGACTTTCGAGTAACTTCCTGCCGTAAATCTCGTAGCCTTTAGGAGAGAAGGTGGTTACGGCAATCATTTAACGATTTTCCCGCCGACGATGATGCGGAAAATATAACGAGCGTCAGATTGGTGGCTGCGCATCCACTTCTTAACCTCTGGCAATGATGAAGGGCGAATATATTTAATATTCTTCCCCTTCTCTATAACTTTCGTCCACCACAAACGGTAGATTTTACGGTCGTTCTTGTCGCTCGCGTAAAGCATTTCCTTTTTCATGCGGTCTACGCGATCACCTGGCGGAAGTATTAGTCTCGCCCTCCCCCAAATACGATTTCCTTTCTTTGGTCCGCGTCGCTTTTTAAGAACGGTAGTCCAAAAAGCAAAGTCACCACGCTCACGAATTCCCTTGGCCCCGCCTTTGAAACTAACGATAGTTGGGAACTTGGCGTTCACAACTTGAACAAGGTACGGTCCTACTCGTGTTTCTCCGTCAGGCTTCACAGAACACCTATGTCGAATTTGTAGGTGTCTGAGATTTCTTTGAGCAATTTGTTCTCTGTTTCCCAATCGTGGTTTATTTGACCAACTCCGGTCCTCGGAGCGTTTTC